AGTTATGTAAAATAATACAATCGCTATTATTAGACCGTTCATTTACTTTCCCACAATCTATATAGGCTCCCCGAAAACTGCCTTAACCACTCCTGATCAATCTCTGAAAAAATATGCCAGTATTCATCCATTTCGTCACGAATCTTTTCTCCCTCATCCGATTCGTCTCTATTCTCTTTGATAAGTTGATGAAGTTGAATGGTCAGTTCGACCATACGTTTAAGATTATCAGTATTCATTTGTGGCTGAGTCCTGATATTCTTGTACTAGTTTTTGTATATCCACACATTTATTGCGATTTTGTCTTTCAGACTCAAGCTGACTGTTTAGCCATCCAATAGTGGCTAATAGCTCGTTTCTACTCAATTCCTCAGAAGGAATGCCAAATAATTGAAACTCTGTCTTATGAGATTTTACCCAATCTTCTGAAATCATTTTGTATCCTCTACTAATCCATCTTCTTCTTCAGAGTAAAATTTAAACGCCACATTCTTACCACTCGCTTTAGCTATCTTCTCAGCATTTTTTCTGGCCCAATGCGAATTTAGATCAAAGATCACTTCTTTATCTTTTTCATCTAATACTCTTGTCCCAGCCCCATAACAGTTAATTATTTTCCATATTACTACTGGTCCAACTAGCCCATCCGTCTTGTCAGAGGAGATACCTTTCAAGGGCTTTTTCTCTTCTATACTAGCTGTTTTTTCCTTAGCCGCAGCTATTCTTTCTAGTACCAGAATCAGTCTCTCAATTTGTTCTGCACGAACTGGACCATTTACTCTTATTTCATGAGCAATTCTATCCCGGTTTTCTGCCTCTCTATGTTCGCGTTCTCTTTTTTCTTGTTCGTATATTTTTTGCATAACATCAATAGCTTGAACATCAGTTGATATTCCACCTATAATAATACATAGAAGATAAATAGCTGTTTTTTTAAAATTCATGTTCATCAACTGTCTCCTGTTTCTCTAAATAGTCTATAAGTTTGATTAGATGTATAAACTGATTCGGACCCCCTATACCAATGGCACATCCACCGCAAGCTAGTGCTGTTTTTTGCATTTCTATAATCGTCTGTAAATTAGTTTTAGCTTGAGCGCGAGCGTATAAGGCGTTCATTTGATAGCTCCCGAAAGTCTTTGGTAAAATCTATCCATATCAATACATGATAACCCACTCATTTGAGCGTCATTAAGCTCTATCATTATCCAGCCACCATTGGCTCGTTCTGCAATATCTATAACATAGAAGCTAGCCTTATTGACAACTAGTGACATAATTTTGTTTACTAGATCAAAAGCCTCATCGTCTACATAGTAATCAGAGTCTTCTGATATACTCCAATAATATCCATAGTCTACTATTTGATCTTTATAACAAAAAAATCTCCACTCATTAGTAATAGGTAATCCATTAAGACTAATTTTAAAGGTTTTAAGCGGCACATATTCTCTTACTACTATTCCCTGCTGGCCTATAAACGAGTCATCTAGCAAGCGGTTAGCCTTAATAGGAACCTCTTTGGAGTCTTTACAAAACATCAAGTCTTTCCAATTGAATTTTCTAGAGTTAGTTTTGCCCTTGATAACAAATGAGGTATCACTAGGGAGGTCTATCCAGTTTTCCCAAGTGGCCGGGGTATAAGCGGCCAAGTCGGAATAGTACTGGGTTATATCAGCTATATAGGAATGTTCTGCATAGCTATTGACGAGTCGAGAGTTCTTTAGATCAAGTTCCTTTTCCAACTCTTGATAGTATGGCAGGGCAGAGTATCTAGCTATAACCAGAGAGTTATCGGGAATCTCTGATCTAAATTCGTAGGTTTGGTTGTATTTACGACAAGCCTCAAACTCATTTTCTTCTGCTAAACTCTTTCTAAATAGAATCATCTCTTATAGTCTCCCCAATAAACAATATAGTAATATTCCAACGATGTTCCCCATCTCATAATCAACTTGTCAATCATTGATCTTCTCCTCGTCAGAAAGATCGCCTACGCAAACATTTTTTATCGTGAATCGAGTAGTTAATCTTAATTCTAATTCGACTATTTTGTCTCTAAGTTTCTCTATTTCCTCTGCGGCTTCGTGACAATCAAAATAATGATCACAGTCATCCGTACCAATCATATCCGCACGGGTTTGTCGAAGACGAATAACTATATCATCATTCATTTTTCTAAACCATTAATTACTTTTAGTATTTTTTCTGTAGTAAGATTATTTTTATACATTGCGTCTCTAAGGAGATCAAAAGCTTTATCTCTTTGTTTGATAACTCTAATATAATCCGTCCCCAAAGTATCTAGCTGATATGCAATATCCTCAACATAAGAAGCTCCCCTTATGTTCTGATGAAACATCGCAATAGCTATCTTTTCAAGATACAAAGCAGAAATGCTGGTATCTTCAAATAGATTATTCTGCGGAGGCTCAGGCCAATCAGTCTCGCTAAACTCTTCACTTCGTTCTTTAGCATAATCTCTTAATTGAAAATTTCTTTTAGTCATTTGATATCCTTTCTTTCTTCCCAGCCACTATTTCTTAGAGATTCGGCAATCTCTCTAACTTCCGCCAAAGCTACTAGCAGATCTACTCCTTGTTCTAAATAATCTCCAAATATCTTTTTAGCCATCGAGTAAACTTTAGGGGGCATAGTCTTCAGTATTTTGCAAGCTTCTTCTGCTTCTTCCACTGATACAACTCTTGGAGGTTTTGGTAGTTGGGATTCTAATTCAATGATACGGTTTTTTAACTTTAAAATTTCTTCACTTGATATAATGCTAAGGGGAACAACAACTCCTTCAACTTCTGACGAAGCGGCATCCGATTCACTATACCATACTCTACGATATATTCCGCCATCATATTCCTTAATTCCCCATACTGTTGGCTCCACGCTTTTCTGAGATTTATCAATAAATGGATTTGGTGTTGTAACATAAGGATTTCCCGCCATATCAACCCTATTACGAATCGATAAAAGAATTTCCATATCGGAAATCTGCTGCTCTTTAACAGAAGGAACGACTGTCCATTCGTCCCAAACCATCCTTTCTCTAGGCTCTCCTTTGACAATTTCCCAAAAAGGGACTAGCCCGCCGTCTATCCCAGTCGATAATTTAATTGTTCTATACTCTAGCTTTCCATCTTCATTATATCTTAATTCTATCATTCTATACTCCCTGGGGCCTTATATTTCCCGAACACATGCTTTGGATGCTTGTACATAGTAGTTGTAGCATCGATGCCGTACAAGTCAATATCGTGCTTAACTTGTTCGCATTTTGTCATTATAGTATTTTTTGAGCAACGCTCACCATCCCTATATTCTTCTAATGGTTCTATGTGAGTATTTTCAAAATTTGTTTTACCAAAATGACATAACTTAGTACACATCCAACTCTTATTTAATTTAGGTCGCTTAGTCGATTTAATAGCTTCAAATTTTCTTCGTAGCATATCTTCTGTTTTAGCTATATCATCTTTAGTAAAGCTTAAACTAAATGGTCCGCCGTCTCTAATAAAATAGATGCTAAAAATTATATGTTCTATTTCAGGATAAAGATGGCTAATTGCATAGTGATAAATTCTTAATTGAGGATCATTTTCTAATTTTTCTTGAGTTTTTTCCTCACCAGTTGCCCAATCTATCCTCCTTCCGCTTTTCCAATCTATTACTTCTATAGTCTTATCATTTACTTTAGTAATTAAGTCTATAGTACCCTTCATAGCCAAATTACCCTCTAGTTTTTCTCCGTTGATATTATAGGAGTATTTTGCCCAAGGTTTATTGATCTCAAAATCAAAATGTTGCTCTGGACACAAGATATTACGATTTCTTGGATCAAACATCCCATTATTAAATTCTATGGCCTGATAGACCCATCCCTTACAGTCTCGATAGTCTCTTGGCATCCATTTATGATGAGGGGTTGACTCAACATAGTATTTATAAACTTTATCTATAATATCGTCTAGACTATATTTATTAACATCTATCTTTCCCACGATATCATCGACCACTTCTGCTATATTGTCTTGTTGAGCTTTTTTGATTATGGCTAAAATCTCTAGAATCTTATGAACAGTACTTCCTTTATCAGCTTTTTGCCCACTTGGCCCCCGCCACCCTAATACATATTCAAAATAAAATTGTTGCTCGCACATTGAATGAGCATTATAAGACGAGCTTCTAAAGTATGTTATTATCATATTAAGTTTTCTAAGATCCGTTTGATCTCTCCACCCTGGTGTATTATATCACTATTTTTATTATCAATTACAAAATCAAAATTTGCCCAATCATACTTATCAACATCCAAAGCGGACTCGCTACTAAAACTAGAATTAAAGGGATCTCGCGTTAATCTGACTACTTTACCAGACGCTTGTTTTATCGCATCTACCTCATTAGGAAATCTACAATCACAGATTATAGCTAATTTAGTATTATCTCTCTTTATCTGATTGATAGTAGCATTGACCCAAACATCAGAGTATATTCTGCGAAAAACACTAGTCCCAACAAACTCCATAACTTCTCGACCAGTCATAAAGCCTGGTTCATGAAAAACAATTCCGGTACTTTCTGGACTGGTATTCGGAGCTACAAAATTCCAAAGATCAAGAGTCTCAGATTCAGAAATTACACCAGGCATATTTTCCCATCGTAAATGAGTCAGAGTGTTTTTTTGCTCGTCAGTCCCATAGCAGTTTTCGTGACTTAGTCCTAATATATCCATACATACAGATTTTTTAAGAGGATCAGCAAAGCTATAGACTTTAAGTACAGGATCAACGGCCTTTAGAACTCGTTCTATCATCCAGTTATTTTTATCTGCTGTAATAGGATCAAATAATCCTGCATAAGAGGTGTCTCCGTTGAGGTCTGATACTTCTAGTTTACCCTCGTCTGTTATTCTGACTTTATCGCAAATGCCAAAAGAAACCAAATACATACCGTATATGATATTTGCTGCTGTACTTTTACCAGACTGTTTACGACCAGATATTCCTAAAATCATACATTAAATCTTTCAATTATTGGTTTAACTTTATTGTTGATCTCTTCCACTGTCATTTCGGCCACATCAGGATATTCCTCTCCAATGTCGATATGACGAATATTATAGGTTCTTTTGCACTTTTCTTCTATATTAGTCTTACCCTTATCTCCTGCGATATCCTTATCCATGATAGTGATGATATTCATAGCTCCCGAGATATCCAATAGCATTCTCTGCTTGTCCTTGAGAGAAGATCCAAACAAAGCAACACTATTATGAATACCAGCTTCTTCTAATCTCCACACATTACCGGGACTCTCTACAAGAACTATACTACCGCTCTTTTTAATAAATTCTTTTGCATACCAGAAGTTATATAGATTATCTTCAGCAGGAAAGCCTTTATTATGTCTCCACTTTTTAAATAAATACTCCTCGTATTTGTCTGGACAATCTCTATCAGAATTATGATAAAGATTACATTTATCACACTTTGGTAAAGTACTGCGACCAGAACATCCTATCATATATTGACACTCTGCGTCATAAACGGGTACGACCGCCCTGTCGCACATCTCTTTTCCTGGCTGAACACATTCTCCAACATCGTACTTAGTTAAAATTTCCGCAGAAAATCCGCGACTAACAAAATAGCTTGATGGAATTTCTAGACTCTTGCAAATAAGATTCCGAGATACTCTATTAGTTTTTGGCGACTCTGATGAAGTTAAGTGTTTTACAGCATTAACGAAGCTGTTCTTTTCTACCTCTTTTCTAGAAACCTTTATGCTATCTAAATCTTTATTAACAAAAGAAGAAGCATAGTTTATGGCCTCTTGAAAAGTTACGGTTTTATCACCTTCATTTTCCCAGCCGAATCTGATCCGGGATAGTCTACCACGGATAAATCCTAAAATAGATGATTTGAAGGTGCGTTCACACTGATGTGTTCTACATTTCCAATTACCTCTATAGTCATCTCCTGTGTGATATAGATTAAATGCCGAAGTATTGTCTCCACTATGAATGGGACAACTCATCATAACCATTTTATCTAACATCTTATAGTCTTCAATAGCTAGACTTTTAAGTAGATTTTCTATATCGTCACATACCAAGTCACACAATATCTTTAGCTTATTTTGATCATTCGAAAGGGATGTCTTCTTCATTTTCATTGTCATTGTCATTTACTACAAAGCCCTCGTTACGAGTTTTACTTCCCTTGCCCAATTCTAACTTGGTTTTACCCTCAACTATTTGACCACACCAGCCCTTCATATGGCAGTTGATATAGTCATTATCATCTAATCCTCCGCCGTGTCTAGCAATTACAGGAATTAGCTTTCTATTTCCAGCATCTGGTCCGTCTTCGGCAATCTCCTCATCACTCTTACGCTTGAAAATACTAAAGTTACTACATAGCCAGATAATTCTATCTGATCCCGACGCCGAATCTGTACTTTCCTTTGTGATACCGTCTCTATTAAGCTGAATAAAGGCCACTACAGGAACCTGATACTTTACTGCAAAGTTATGCAGAGCAGTCATCATAAAGCCTAGCACTTGATATTCCTTCATATCTTGTGAGACTCCTGTACTATCCATTAGCTTCAGATAATCATAGAATATCACGCAATCATTAGCTGTACCATCTTCTTTTAGACCTACTTCCTTAACAAGCCATCTTCTCATAATCGCAAGCTGTTCTTCGAATGGTGTTCCCGCAATTACTCTATGATGGAACTTTAGTTTTTTAAGTTCTTGGGTTGCAGCCTTAATCTTAGCCTTATTAATTGGTGATTCGGCAAATTTCCCCGTTTCAATTGAGGTAATATCTACATCGGTCATGATACCTAATGACTTAAATTGGTGATCTCTCTTACTCATTTCAGTATCCAAGTTGAAAACAGGAATACCTTGTTTTGCTATAGCCATACCCATATTAACAGATAATGTTGTTTTTCCTGCCTTTGGTCTGGCCCCAATAACGTTTACTGTACCTTTTCTAAATCCTCCTCCAATAGCCTTATCGTATCTTAACATACCCGAAGAAATACCTGTTTGATCAACTGGATTATCTTCCAAGTATTGTAGAAATTCTTCTAGACCATCTGCTAATAATGTAGGACTATTATCATCACTATTTAATGAGGAAACAAAATTAAATACAGTATCTTCTGCTATACTAATAATAGAGGAGATAGATTCGCCGCCACTAATATCTAATAGTTTATCCTGGGCCTCTTTAAGTTTTTTATGTAGTAGTCTAGCTACTTCTAGTTTTCTGATCTTTGCTGCGAACTTTCTGATGTTTTCAACATTGGCCGGAAAATCTATAATAGCCTTAAGGTGCTGGGCCTCCTCTTTTTTCGTTAATACATGAGAAAGCTCTAGCTCTTGAGCGGCAGAGTAGACGCTAGCTAGATCAATATTAGGCTTATTCTGATGCTCAAATATATGCTTCAAGCATCTATAGATAAGCTGATTACTATCAACAGTAAAAGAGCTTTCCTGGATAATGTCTGAAACATCCAAGAAGGCTACTTCTCCATAGTTAATAATTCCACTCAAAACTGCACGTTCTGATGACGGATCGCCCAAAACCATAAATCAATCCCCTTCTGTACTAGAACACCTATTACACTTATATCCAGACGATTCAGAATAAAGTAACTTATTACTCACTGTCTCTTCTGCTCTACACTTTTTACAAACTACTTTAACTAATGTCCCCGGCCTAACTCTTGCAACTGGATCAGATCTACTTAATAGTTTATCAACTTTAGTATCTTCCTTATGCATACTAGCTTCGGACATCTTATCAAATTTATTATTGAAAGGCTCATTATTAGCACGGAAGTTTTTACGACTTCTGGTTCTAATATTGTGACTAGGAGCGATGTATGAATCTTCTTCTGATTCTGGTTGTGGCTGCTTCTTTATTGCTTTCTTAGCAGTCTTCTTTTTAGCTTTCTTTTTAGCTACCTTCTTTTTTGCTTTTGTCTTTGTCTTCGTCGCTACACTCTGCTGAATAACGGGTACTAAAGACTGTAATAAAGAAATCAAAGTGTCTAATTTGTCTTGACTAGGTTCCATTCTTCACCTTATTAATTTGAATACTCTGTACATTTTCTGAGAGATTTTTAACACAATTAGCTATATACGACAATCTATCAATTCTCTGTTTAGCATATTTTTTGATATTATTCAGAGAAAGAGCCTTCTCGTTATGCTTTATTGCTTGAGTAGACTTCTCTATATAGCCATAACCCTTTTGTTGTTGAACTTCGTCAGCAATAACGTCCTTGATAGTCTCTTCTGCCCAATTATATCGAGCAATCTCTCTATTAATTGTTCTTTGAACGTGAAATGCAAATTGAGTTAATCTTAATGATATTTCACCGCAGTCAACAGCGGTCAGCTTCTCAATAAAGTCTCTATCCATAGATAGATACTTCTGAAGCTCGCCTTCTGGTAAACCATCTGCTTTATATTTGGGTAAGCCAATACTTTGCTCATATTCATCAAGTAAAGAATCCCATCTTTCTAGGTCTTCTTTGGCTGATCTGTTACTCATTTTATAATCAGTTCCTTCCATTTTTCTTGTTGATCAAAAGGTAGTTCGACAAAGCAAATATTATTAAGATCGCACCAATCTACCTTTTCTCTATCTTTCTTTTGAGCTTTTACGAATCCCATAGAATTAATATGGAAGTGAGCAATAAACTTATAATGCTGTTCTCCATGAACCTCAATACATTTTTTAAGCAAAGGAATATAGAAGTCTAGATAGGCAATCTCATTTCTACGCAAATGTATAGGAACTTCTTCCAAAATCTGCATTGTTGGATATATTTCCTTAATCATTTGTCTAGCTGATAGATGATAGCTAGATTTTACCGCATTAGTTGCAGAACAACCGTTAAGATTCCAATTGACTAGATTATTATTAAGATCACGAACTTTGATCATTGGCTTCTCCATACTTTATTATATCAGAAAGTTTTTGAAAATATGGACAAATCCATCTAGTGCGATGTTTATTTGGATATTTTTCATTAATAACATCAAATAGATCAGTCAAAATCTTTTTAATTTGTTGATTTTCTTTGATAATCTCCACCATATCTCTTTGTGACATTTTATAGTTCTTTATTAAAGCCTAACATATTCTTGATCTCATTATCTAGTTTACTATAGGCTCCCCCATGTTC